TACGCTTTAAGAGCACTCGGTAAACCTGTAATCGAAATCAACGCTGATGACGATCAGTTAGAAGATAGAATTGATGAAGCGTTACAATATTTTGCGCAATATCACTATGATGCGATACGAAGAACATATTTAAAGTATCAATACACACAGGCTGATTACGATAGAATAAATGCTGATTCTACTGAATCCGCTACTAAAAACTCTGTGACTACTACTTGGAAAGAGGGAAATGGTTTTATCATAGTACCAGAAAGTGTCATATCGGTTATTAACATATTTCCATATTCTGATAAAGGTAATTTAAACTTATTTGACGTAAGATACCAATTAAGATTAAATGACCTTTATGATTTTTCTTCAACATCAATTATTAACTATGATGTTGTATTAAGACATTTAGATTTTTTAGACCACATATTGGTTGGTGAAAAACCAATACGATTTAATCAACACGATAATAGACTTTACATAGACCAAGATTGGAAAAATGATTTACAAGTTGGTGAATATCTTGTGATAGAGTGTTATAGAAAATTAGATCCAACAGTTTATACAGATGTTTACAATGACATCTACTTAAAAAGATATGTTACAGCGTTGTTCAAAAAACAATGGGGTGCAAACTTATCAAAATTTAATGGCGTAACAATGATTGGTGGTGTCACACTTAATGGTGCTCAAATCTACCAAGAGTCTTTACAAGACATTGAAAAACTAGAACAAGAGATACGAAGTTCATACGAATTAAACCCAGCAATGATGATAGGATAATGATATGGCAGTCAATCATTATTTTCAAGGTGGTAACGGTATCGGAAATGATAACGAAAAAAGACTATACGAAGATTTAATCATTGAAGGTTTAAAAATTTACGGACACGACTGTTATTACTTACCACGAACATTAGTAAATAGAGATTTAATACTTGGCGAAGATACGTTAAGTAAGTTTGATGATTCATACTTATTGGAAATGTATATGGAAACTACTGAAGGTTTTGCTGGCGAACAAGAGATTATTAATAAGTTTGGTTTAGAAATTAGAGAAGATACAACGTTTATGATTTCAAAAAGACGTTGGCAAGATCAAGTTGATTCAGCACATACAATGATTGTTGAAGGAAGACCAAACGAAGGCGATATTATCTATATGCCTTTAATGAATAGTTTTTTTGAAATTCAATTTGTACAAGACCAAGAACCATTCTTTCAATTAGGTCAACTTCCAGTTTACAAACTAAAAGTAACTAGATGGGAATACTCAAACGAAAGATTAGATACAGGTATTGATGAAATAGATAGTGCTGAAACACAATACTCTTTAGATCAAAGTTTATATCAATCATCTTTAGAAAGTGGAACGTTTGGCGCAGTATTAGGAAGTCCTGTAGTCACTGGCGACCAAGTTACTTCTATACCTTTAATATCAGGTGGAGAGGGTTATGTTACAGCACCTACACTAACAATTTCAGCGCCATCAGCTACCATTAACGCAATAGCGTCAGGTAATCTAACAGGAAATACTTTAAGTTCATTTACAATTACAAACGCTGGTCGTGGATACAGTATAGCGCCAACGATTACAGTAGTGTATTTAGCGACTGATAGTACAACAAAAACAAATACAAATTCATCTGCTGGTTTAACCAACGGTCAATTAATATCTATTACACCAGATGCTGCTATGACAGATGTGGCGTCAATTACAAGTGTCACAGTTTCAAGTCCTGGTAATGCAGTTACAGCGTCAGCATCAGCAACATTAACAAATGGTGTTGTGACAAGTATTTCAATAGATGTAGATGGTTCAAGTTATCTTGGATTATCACCAACAGTAACTATATCAGCAAATACAGATGCGACTGGTTCGTTATTATTAGAAAACGACAGCGCCGATGGTCAAGTTCAATACTTTATCAATGAAGACTTTGCTGTTCAAACACAATCAGGTTATGCAAACAATATTGATTTAGATAATGAAGCTGGTTTTGATACTGCTTCTACTTTAGATGATATACTTGATTTCACAGAAAGAAACCCTTTTGGTGATCCTGATGGAGGTGGCTTTTAATGTTTGGTAAGTATTTCTATAACGAAAGTATGAGAAGAATGACAGTGGCGTTTGGTCAACTGTTTAATAAGATACAAGTTAAAAGAACAGATTCCTCTGGTAATGTTGTTCAAACACTTGCGGTACCATTAGCGTATGCGCCAAAAGAAAAGTTTTTAACAAGATTAGATCAACAACCCAATTTAGAAGAACGAGAGTTTTCGATAACTTTACCAAGAATGAGTTTTGAAATATCTGGTATCTCATATGATGGTGCTCGTAAGTTAACAAGAGTTCAAAAGTACAAGACTGTTAAAACAGATAAGGAAGGGAAAGTAATGAATTATAATTACACACCTGTTCCTTATAATATATCTTATACATTAAATATCTTTACAGCGACAGCGGAATCAGGTCTACAAATTGTAGAACAAATACTTCCTTTCTTTCAACCTGACTATACTGTCACAGTTATTGCAGTACCAGAATTAGATATAAAAAGAGATGTACCGATTATACTCAATGATGTAAGTTATGAAGATAGTTATAGTGGTGATTTTACAACTCGTAGAGCGGTAATCTATACACTTAACTTTACCGCTAAAACGTATTTATTTGGACCTGCGACTACTCAAAAAGTGATTAAAGAAGTACAATCTGATCTATATTCTAAAACGCCAGAGGCAACTAGAGAAGAAAGAATTACAATTACTCCAAACCCTACAAGCGCCGATGCGAATGATGATTTTGGATTTACAACAACAATAACAACGTTTTCGGATAGTAAAAATTATAATCCGACTACTGATCAGGACGAATAAATATAGATATGGCAATCAATAAAGTAGGATCAAAGGGTATAGAAGACGGATCAGTCGCAAGTGCTGACTTTGCGCCTAATACAGTTACAAGCGCCAAATTACAAGACGGTGCTGTTACAAACGCTAAATTAACAAATACTTCAGTTACATTAACTGGTTCATCTGTAAGTTTAGGTGGTTCAGTTTCATTTAATAACAAATTTGTTGACTGGCAATCAGTCATTACAGCTGCTGGTAGTTCAAACACAGCTGTTTCAGGTCAAGGTTACTTTATAGATACAACATCAGACGTACATACAGTTACACTTCCTGCTTCAGCAAGTATAGGTGACTTTATCGCTATCAAAGATTACGCTGGTACATTTAATACAAACAATTTAACGATTGCTCGTAACGGACATAATATTCAAGGTGTTGCCAATGATAGTTTAATATCTACTAATCGTGCTAGTTTAGTATTAGTTTATGTAGATAGTACAAAAGGTTGGTTATATTGGGAAGAACACAACGTAGGGGATTTAGAAGGTCCTAGATTTATCACAGCAACTGGTGGTACAATAGCAACATCAGGTAATTTTAAAATTCATACCTTTACTGGTGACGGTTGTTTTGTTGTTTCTTCTATAGGAGGCTGTAGACCAATTGATGGTCCATCAAATGTAGATTATTTAGTAGTGGCAGGTGGTGGTGCTGGAGGTGATGATGCTTTTGCAGGTGGAGGCGGAGGTGCTGGTGGTTTTAGAACAACTTTTCCAAGTCCAGGTTGTAATGCTGGTGCTTTTCCAATTTCATCAATAACTTATCCTATTACAGTTGGTGCTGGTGGTGCTGGCGCTGATGCTATTAATAGTGGTAATGCTGCTCCAGGTTCAAATTCAGTTTTTAGTACAATAACTTCTACTGGCGGAGGTGGAGGTGCTTCTAACGTATCTGCTGGTGGCGCTGGAGGTTCTGGTGGTGGTGGTGATAGAGGTGCTGGAGGATCAGGAAATACACCACCTACAAGTCCTTCTCAAGGAAATAATGGTGGTTCTGGCACACCTAGTGCAAGTTATGGTTCAGGTGGAGGTGGTGGAGCAAGTGCAGTTGGTGTCAATGGTACTACCACAAATTCAGGAAATGGTGGTTCTGGTACAGCTTCATCAATAACTGGTTCATCTGTAACTTATGCTGGTGGTGGAGGTGGAGGCGCATATGTAGGAGCAACTCGTGGAACTGGCGGAACTGGTGGAGGAGGAAACGGCGGTAATTATGCATCATATAATTATTCATCTGGAACTGCTAATACAGGTGGTGGCGGTGGCGGTTCTGGCAGAGATAATGGTGCTGGTGGCTCTGGTGGTAAAGGAATCGTTATAATACGATACAAATTTCAATAAGGAAATGATATAAATAGTAAGAAAGAGATTTAAGATATGGCAATTTCAAAAATAGGTTCAAAAGCACTTGTAGATTGTTCAGTAGCGGCTGTAGATATAGAAGATAATTCTATTACATCTGCTAAACTCGCTGGTTCAATCGCTAACGCTAAACTAGCAAATTCAAGTATTACAGTTAATGGAACGTCTGTTTCTTTAGGTGCGTCAGGTTCTATACCTGCTGTGTCTTGGCAGTCTGTGATTACTGCTGACGGTTCAACGGCGACTTCTGCTGTTGCGGGTAATGGATATTTCATTGATACAACAAGTGCCGCACATACAATTACACTTCCAGGTTCACCAAGTGCTGGTGATACGATTGCCATTAAAGATTACGCTGGTACATTTGCTACAAATAATCTTACAATAGGAAGAAACGGAAACAATATTCAAGGTGTCGCTAACGACTCATTAATTAGTACAAACAGAGCAAGTATCATATTAGTTTATTCTGACGCAACCAAAGGTTGGTTATATACAGTCGAATCTAATGTGGCTGGTTTACAAGCACCTTTATATGTAACTGCTACTGGTGGTACAGTTACCACATCAGGCAATTACAAAATTCATAGCTTTACTGGTGATGGTTGTTTTGTAGTATCTTGTGCTGGTAATCCAACAGGTTCAACACAAGTAGATTATCTAGTCGTTGCTGGTGGTGGTTCAGGTGGTGCTGGAGATGGTGGAGGTGGCGGAGGAGGCGCTGGTGGTTATAGAGAATCACATTCAACTTGTGTTTCAGGTCCTTATACAGCAAGTCCATTAGCAACACCAACAGGTATTACAGTTAGTGCTACTACATATCCAATTACAGTCGGTGGCGGTGGAGCTGCTGCTAGTCCTGGCGGATCTCAAATTGCTGGTAACGCAGGTTCAAATTCAATTTTTAGTACAATTACATCTACTGGTGGTGGTGGAGGTGGCGGTGCTAATGAACAGAGTAATGGTATAGGACAACCTGGCGGTTCAGGTGGTGGTGGAGGTAAGGGAGGACCTACATATGGTGAACCTGGTGGTACAGGAAATACACCACCAACAAGTCCACCTCAAGGAAATACGGGTGGTAACGGTGGTGGTCCAGTAACAGGTGTTCCTAGTAATTTTGGAGGTGGAGGCGGTGGTGCTGGTGCTGTTGGTGGAAATGTTCAAGCTCCTTTACAAGGTGGTGATGGTGGAGCTGGATCAACAACATCTATTTCAGGTTCTCCAACAACATATGCTGGTGGTGGAGGAGGTCAAGCAGAAGGTCAACCTGCTCCTGCTCAAGGTCAAGGTGGTTCTGGAGGCGGAGGAGCTGCTGGTACTTCAGGTAGTGTAGGGGTATCAGGTACATCAAATACTGGCGGTGGTGGAGGAGGTGTTGACGCAAATCCAATTGTAGGTGGTTCTGGTGCTGGTGGTAAAGGAATTGTAATTATAAGATACAAATATCAATAATTAAAACTTTTTTATATTATAATATATTATGACAAATAAAACTTTTATAAAAAAATATCAAATAGAAGATTTATCTTTATGTGATAATTTAATTGAATATCACCAAAAGAATAATGAATATAAAAGTTTAGGAAAACTTACCACAGGTGTTAATAAAGATATAAAAGATTCAATAGACGTTCTTTTTTATAATAACTCTAATAATAAATTTATTAAAAATTATTTTGTTAATTTGACTATATTTTTAAAAGACTATATAAAAACTTATAATTTAAATGGTTCATACAATACTAGTGATAGAAATTTAATACAATACTATCCAATTAATGGTGGCTTTAAGTCTTGGCATTATGAGAGAGATAATCATTATAATGGAGAAGTAAATATATCATCAAGGGCGTTTACTTATATGACTTATTTAAATGATATAAAAGATAAAGGTGAAACTGAATGGTACTATCAAAAAGTAAAAATAAAACCAAAAAAAGGTTTAACAGTTATTTGGCCTACAGATTTTACACATTTACATAGAGGTATACCGTCTCCAACACAAGAAAAATATATTGTAACAGGGTGGTTTGTGTTTGTATAATTAAAACTGTTATATATACTATATAATTTTGAAAACGAGGAACATATAAAATGAATTTGAAAAATTACTATTACTATTTTCAATCAGCGTTATCACCAAAACTATGTGATGAAATAATCGCATATGGTAAACAACATCAAGCCGAGATGGCTGTGACTGGTGGTTATAATAGTCAAAATGGTAAGATGTCTAAAAAAGACATTAACAATATGCAGAAGAAAAGAAAATCTGATATTGTTTGGATGGCTGATAGATGGATATACAAAGAAATACACCCTTACATACATCAAGCAAATAGAGATGCCGGTTGGAACTTTGAATGGGACTGGTCAGAGTCTTGTCAGTTTACAAAGTATGGCGTAGGTCAATATTATGGTTGGCATTGTGATAGTTGGGAAGTACCTTATCAAAGAGAAAAGTTAGAAGATGGTACCTATCCAATGGACCACGGAAAAATTAGAAAGTTATCAGTAACCATTTCATTAAATGACCCAAGTGAATATGTGGGTGGTAATTTAGAGTTTGATTTTAGAAATCAAGTAGATTGGGAAAGAAACAAAAAGAAAGCCATAAAGAGTTGTGAAGAAATACGACCTCGTGGTTCGATTATAGTATTTCCTAGTTTTTGCTGGCATAGAGTGGCGCCAGTAACAAGCGGTACAAGGTATTCACTAGTGATTTGGAATTTAGGGTACCCTTTTAGATAATGTATATATAGATGACAAGGAGAAAATAATGGTAGTTACAGCGAACAAAGACATAATGAGAACAGATTGGTACTTTAGTACCCCTGTGTATAGTATAGAGAAACCAGAATGGTTACCGAGCGCTATCAAAGCGACAGATAAGTTTATAGATGAAGCATATAAACGAGAAGCACCAAAACAAAAAGAACGAAAAAAGTTTTTAGGTAATAAAGATTATCTAAAAGTAAAAGACCACGGAATGAGTTATCACTCAACACCTTTAAATGGGGATCCTGGATTAAAAGAATTAGAATCATATATTGGTGCAACCTCTTGGAATCTATTAGATGAATGGGGTTATGATATGAACCAATATACAATGTTCTTTACAGAATTTTGGGTACAAGAGTTTTCTAAAAACGGTGGTGGTCATCACTCAACACACGTACATTGGGATAATCATATATCAGGTTTTTACTTTTTAAAGTGTAGTGATAAAACATCTTTTCCAGTTATGCACGATCCAAGAGCAGGTGCTATGATGACAAAACTGCCACAGAAAGATAGAAGTAAAATTAGTACAATGTCAGATTTGATACATTATAAACCTAAACCAGGAACATTAATGTTCTTTCCTGCTTATGTACCACACGAATTTGCTGTAGAT